CCTGTACATCTATCATCTGCTCATTGGAGATGATACCCGGGTCCGAAGGAGTAAAACGTAGGCCTAAAGCCTTGCCGTTTTCTTCGGTGGGTTGTCCGCACTGGCATTCTTTTCGAACGTTTGTGGGTGTGTTGTCCGAGCTCCATGGAGTTCGGCTGGCACTTCCCTCGTTCGACGGGGTTGCTATTGCGGATCGTTTGCAGTTCATCAAGGGGTTTTGTAGCCAGCTCCTTGAATGTCCTAGTGAGCACTTATGGCGTCGGGCTATCAGTCGGCTTGGAGTTGTTTCTCGCCGGTCGATTGCGATGTCATTATTCCTTTACCGTAAGGCCCTTCCATCCTCTGGCGTCGACCTTGGGGCATACCTTGAGCGAATGTCTGAACCTTCCCCGGATCCGGATCCGGGGTTCATGCGTTTCGTTCAAGGGAAACTCCCAAAGATGTTTCCTGTAGGTTGGGACTTGCGGCGCTATCCGAGCGCCGCCTTATCGGCTGTGTTGCCGACAAGTTCCTGCCTACAGCGAGGTCGAGACCGGGGTGGTTGTAGGTTGCATGCTTTGAATCGGAAGACTGGGTGTTGGAACGATCACCAGTCTTATGTTCTTGCCACTCTCGCTGGAGAGTTCGATTTAAGGCTTGCACCGTCCAGGGTTTGCCCTGTCGAGACGGGGGGTAAGGTGCGGATCGTGTCCGTCGCTGACGTCGACATGAATTTGTTAAGACCGCTCCATACTGCCATCTACAACCGGCTTTCCTCCTTTCCGTGGATCCTTCGCGGTGAAGCGGACCCTCGCAAGTTTGAATCCTTCACGTATCGTCAAGGAGAGTTATTTGTCAGTGGCGACTATGAATCCGCTACTGATAATCTTAATCTGCATGTTTCTCGAGAGATACTCATGTGGATTTTGGGGTCGGCTCGCGCCGTCCCTGACTCCGTGAAGAAACTTGCCATGGACTCCTTGTCCATGCGTATGCGCATGATTATGTCTAACCGCGTGTACGTTCAGGGTAGGGGACAGCTTATGGGTAATCTACTCTCTTTTCCTCTTCTTTGCCTCGTCAATTACCTGGCTTTCAGGTATTTTGGCGGGGTGAAGGCGACCCGTGACGTTCCGGTCAAAATTAACGGGGACGATATCGTTTTCCGGGCCCCTTCGGAGGTCTGGGATCGTTGGAAAAGAGGGGTGATTAGGTCTGGTTTGACCCTTTCAGCGGGTAAGACGCTTGTCGATAGGCGTTTCTTCTCGTTGAACTCGAAACTGTTTCACGCAGGCGGTGGGAAACCCCGCTTGGTGCCTTCCATACGCTCGACTGCCTTTGGTTTTCGGAAGCCAGAGGATCCTGTGGGTTCTCTCTATGGAAGGTGGAGGCGTGTGCTCCGGGACTACCCTTGTGGTAGGCTTCGACGGACCATCCTCGAGAAATGGTTTTTGGTGTTCAACAAGAAGTGGATCGTTGCTTCGCGGCGGTCCTTATCTAGGGGTCTAGGCCTTGTTATGTCGTTCGCAGCGGTTCAATTTTCCGGTCTCTGGGAACGGGAAGCGTGGTATCTCTCTCTTGAGAAAGAGGATCCGCTGCCTGTCCGTCCGTCGGACTTTGACCAAGCAGCGGTACCAGATGACTGGGAGCTGCGACGAGTTAGCAAGGTGACGAAGGAAGTGCTTGAGGCTTC